ATTCGATCAATTTTCTTCACCCCTTTACCACAAGGTTCAGACATTCCTCGATCGGGCGACCTAAGAAAGAAGGGCCACAAGTTGTTTCTCTTGACACATGATCCTATATTTGAGGAAGTCGGTAGTTGTTTCGCCTTTTTTTTTGATTTCAAGTTAAACCAGTTGCGCATTTTTCCCCGCCTCGATTTCATTAAGAAGAAAGTCGACCACATTTCCTTTGCTCTCAAGTACAACGTTAACTTATCAAGCTACAATCCTTATCTTGTCTTTATGGCAGCTCCGTACGAATCACCAGCGGCTTGTATGGACAGGGTCTTTTACCTCTTGTGTGCACGTTTCACTGATAACAGGACTCAACACGCCATGGTCATGCCAGAGGCCCCTGTCTTGGGTGACTTAAATGCTCTGGCTGGCCCAACCTGTATCCCGCTCCGGGTCAGTCGCCCTTTTTTTTCCGGCACCGCTCTCTCTGCACCTGTGACAGTCTCAATGTACTATTTCAGGTGCTTGTGTGTTTGGTGGTGCAATAGGGTTGGTAGAACCTGCAAGTTTCACCCGACGTGCCTGTCTGGGCAACCAACTGGTTGTCAACATGAAGATTGTCTTTTTTTGCGGAGAGAGATGTCTCGAGATGGTTCCCCACTTTTTTATTCTGTCCATGCCTTCGTCTCTGGCGGCACTGCAACCGGTGTTTACCAAGCCCTATCTCGTAGTGTGCGCATGAGGACTAACCCGTCAATAGATGGGAAAGTTTTCCTGTGCGCCTATCTGATGTTCCTCGGAAAGACTTGCCCATGGTCGATTGAAGCTGGCCGCTTCAATTTTAACACTATTAGCGCCGTCCCTTACCTCCCATTGCAAAGCTCCGGTTATTTCCCAGTTGAGCCTGTTATCTTTGCCTCTGATGATCTCGAAATAAAGTTTAGTAACTTCACCAAGCAAAAGTTTGCACATGGCCTAGCGGTTGAGATGCTTTTGGAGCTTGTTGATGAGGTCAAAGAAGGTATAAAGAACAAGGTTTATGATGAGAATTGGTTTCCAACTTTTATTAGCAAAGTCAGTGTTAAGCCAGAGGTTAGGGTTGCTGGTACAGACCCTGACAAGACTAGAATAATTTTCATTGGTTGCATGGTACACCTGTTATGCGATAAAGTCTTATTTGCTGATTTCGTGAAATCCACCTATCAGCGTCGATCTGTTATGATTGGTCACCAGTGGAAAAAAGGAGGGGCGACTCATGTGGCTAGAAAGATGGGATGGAAACGCAATGATGTCGCCTATTGTACACTCGACATCAAGCACTTCGATCAGAGTGCTCTTGCACCAATAATCTCTTTAATTTTGCTTGCTCCTTTCTTTCTTTTGAAGGATGATAATAGCGAGGACTTTAAAGTCGCCCGTGCCTTTATGCTCAAACGGGCTCATGAAATGGCTGTTAAAATTGTCAAGTGGGAAGGTTTTGATTACAGGTTTATAGTGGGCCAGGTTTTCTCCGGCCTTTTTGTTACTAGCTGGCTTGACACAGTCTATATGGAGCTCGCTGCTGATTGTTGTGCAATACTTTGTTACGAGAGATTACTGACCATTAACAAGGAACTGGCACGTGCCTTTCAGGTCTCTTTTATGCCTAGGCTACAATATGGGGATAACTCACTTTATGCCTTTGAGACCCGCTTTGTGGAGCATGTTTTCGCCGGCCGTACCAAGGAATGCCCACTTGGACAATATCAAAAAGATATGGAAAATTATCTTGGTTTAACATTGAAAAGTTCTGAAACTTTCCTCTACTTGCCAAAGTCTGCTGACCCTAATGGCGTCAGTGATGAATCCCCGTTCTTCACACTGATTAGACCTTCTCTCTTTAATGGCCGCGTCGCAGGATTTGAGGTTATCAGGGAAGGCCCTGAGTTCTTGAAGCGTCGCTTCGTCAGGATGCTCTCTCACGGTCGGACTATTAATCTGACTGAAAGCGGGGACTTAGACAACTATTATGCTGTTGAGCCCGAGATTATGCCATGGCGCTCCGAGAGGGATTTTTTCTCAAGGATATCTTTGTCAACGACCGCCTTGGAGAATGAGGTCGATAAGTGGAGGTCAAAATACCTTGGACTTCTTGTTGATACGATGGGCACTAACAAAGTTGCTTATGACGCTGTTCGTTCAGTTTACCTCCAAGTTTCAGGCAA